AGCCACCGCCAGAGAGTGGTGCTCGCTGACTGTTGAGGCCGACGGCCTTGTTTATATAGGCAGCCAGTTCTCTTTCGAACGTGTCTCCCTTACGTTTAGATCCTTTGCCAGGCATTAGTTGTCACCCAGCTCCCCTCTCCGTTGCTTATCTTTACATTTTTTACAGAAGTATTGCCACTTCGGTCTTGGCTTTGTGTTCTTACAGCCCATACAAGGCCTTGCCCACATGTCTGAACGTAGACTACTCTTCCTACTTACCTGGTATTTGGCACCTGGGAAATCCTGTAGTCCTTCACGGACTAGGATTCTTTTAAGTGTATCGGTGCAGACGCTAAGCTCTTTGGCTAAGCGAGAGTAAGGGTAGTTGTTATGGTTATCCCTGAGCCAGTCCAGGCGCTCTTGCGAGACCTGTACTTTCTTCGGCATCTAGGGCCATTATACATACGGCTTGACCCGTGGCCAATGTTCAGGCAAAATCGATACAGCTTTAAAGCGTAAGCTTTACTTGAGTTCGGCTTTCCCTTACGGGACGCCGAACGTAAGACGAGTGTTACACACGAGTGTTACAGCTTGCTCAAGTGTACAGCAAATAGCTGTATCGACCCCGGCACAGGCTCACCCCATGAGTCACTACAGACCTCTTCCTCCAGGACTTACCATAGGGAAATCTCCTATTGATGGTCTTGGGGTCTTCGCTACTGAGCGCATACCTAGAGGTTTGATTGGTGTTGGGTGGGTCGAGCATGAGTCTGCTACAGGTGTTCAAGGCGAGGAGCTTTTCCACAATGGGTACGTCAGAACTCCATTAGGTGGGTTCATAAACCACAGTAATAGCCCTAACTGCACTAAAATAGTGCAAGAATCGTTAGGTGTGGTGTGGATAAAATCTATGATGCCCCTGTTACCTGGGGACGAACTGACTATAGAGTACACACTTTACGACGTTAGCTAGGCTACTCGAACTCTTCCTTCTTCCTTAGGTGGTGCCTTTTCCTGTAGCTATACTCATCACTATCTGGACCCTTAAGCTCGGCAGAGAATTCATAAGGCTTACTACTATAGTGCTGACAAAATGGCTTATGCTCCTCGATGGCCTTATGTTTGTCCGCACCACAATGGGTCTTCTTTCCCCCTAGTAATACGTCAGATCTAACCTTCAATGTTTTCCCACACTCGCATTCGCATAGCCAGTATGATTTTGCTGTCTTACTGGTCACTTGTTTAGGTGCCGGAGATCTCTTCTTCACTGTCAGTTTTCCAAAAACTGCACCTATCTTAGGACTAGTTCTGTACTGTAGTTTAGTCATGCTGTCCATTCCCGTATTGCTTTTAAAGGCTTCCTTAAACGTTCTGCTATCTCAACAGGCGTAGCCCCAGTAGCTGCTAAGGCCTGAGCTTTTTGTTTTACTGACCTACTACCTACTACTATCTTAACTTCATTCTCAGGGCTAGAACCTATACCGACCCATTGTACCCATTCATGGTGCTCGGTAAACTCCCTGATCTTTCTATACCTAAGCTCAAGAGCAAACGTTATGTAGTACCCCTCAGGCAAACTCCTCTCCATAGATGGAATCACTTGCTCGGCATAGCTGCCATCGTAAATACCTGAGTTCTGTCTGGCTAACTCCTCGTCTGCATACACCTGAGCTACTCTTATCTGGGTATCCAACACAGCTAACTGGCTAGTTGATCCAGCCTCTCTGCCTAGCCCAGACTCACCTGGTTTGTTGGAGTGATGTACAGAGATAACAGCCATTCCCATATCTCGTAGCTTCATCAAGAGTTTGTTTACATGTGACCACCCGTCAGCACTGTTCTCCTCCAGTCCAACAAAGGCACTTCTGTTTGTGTCTATAACTATTACATGAGGCCTAACCTCGCTCAGTATAGAGCTCAGTTTAGACCTACCTTCCCTGCTTTTTAGATCCATCTCATCGTCTACGAATGGCGCCCATACTTGGTATAACCCACCAGATGATCCGAACATAGCTTCCATGGATAGCAACCTACTACCTATAGTGCCTCTACCCATTTCAAAGTCTAGATATAGTATGGGGCACGGCTTGCCAAGCTCGAATGGGCCGAACCTACTCTGCCCAGAAGCGAGGGAATATAGTATGTGTTGTAGGAACATGGTCTTGCCAGACCCTGAGTACCCGTATACCTGAGTGATACTCCCCGGCCAACACCACGGCTCTATCAGGTAGTTTCTATTGGATGCCTCAGCTATTAATCTAGGTGCATCCTGCTCCGTTATTAGTGTAATAACTGCAGGCTTAGAAGGTTTGGGGAGAACCTCGTTGTCTTGATTAAACACATACTGGCCAGCCTCATTAAACCTTTCTGGATGGTTCCGTCTTTCTGACCCTTCCATTGATTCAACTGTTGCGGAAAACTCTCTGGCATCTAAGGGTTCCTCGAAGAATTTATTCATGAAGGCTGTCCCCTTAGATCTAAGGTCTTCGCCCCAAAACCCCTGTAGTATGCAATCAGATATATGCCTCATTACCCTTTCATTTCTACCATTCCCCTGACCACTTGGGATTTTTAACGTAGATGGAAAGGATTCTTTAACGTACTCAAAAGTTCTATCCCATTCTGGTATGTGATTGTTAGCCCTAACTAATGAAAGATCCAGGCTAGACAGGTCAAAAGCCCCGCCTGTGGTGATGTCCACTACCTTCGAGGTAACTGTGACATCACTCCAAGCGTCCATATCACTCCATTCAAATTGAGGGGGGATATCCCACTGATATCCTTTGCTTGGCGGTAACAGGGCATAGCCTCCGTCTCCTCGGAAGTCTAGGCCAGGGAGTCTGGGCCAATTTATATCGTCCCCACTAATCCCTACTCTGTTCTGCCTGCGTTTGTCATCCAGTGGAGAGGAGAAGTATAGGTGGCATCCACCACTACCTCGTTGGGTGCGGCTTTTTACAACAGTGGTCATGCCCATTTCCAGGGCTTTATCTATGGCCTCTTGATTGTCGCAGTCTACTATGTAGACCTTAGATATATGGCCAGTTATTAATGCTAGTCCGGCGTCGGGCCATACGGAAAACCATTTTCGGACTTCTTCTTCTGTTGGGGGTCGTTCTTGGAACTCTCTCCATCTGATGAGGGGGATTTTCTTATCCTCTCCAGACACTCTGACAGGAATGATACTCCACCCTCTTTCAAGGTATTCGAGAGCTGCGTCAAGTATTCCTTCATTCTCTTCAATCAATTGTTCCCCACTCATTACTGATTCCTCCAGTGAAATATTTGTCTATGTTAAAGTTTGGGTCTGTGTTTTTTATTTTCTCTAGGATCTTGGAGGAGACATACTTATTCTTTATCCACCTGTACGGGGCCTGCCTAGGCACTCCTATACGGGAAGCTATCGCGGTTGCTCCACCCATGTCCCTAACAATTTGTTCAATATCTAGTTCCATTTATTTTTCCTGGTTGGGTTGACATTCTGTACTGTATACGAGACACTACTCCATATCAACCCCAAATATGGAGAATTTGATGGAAGATGACGAGTGGGAGTACCTAGAAAAGACTACTGAATGGGTTCGTGCCCCAAGTTTGGAGGAGTTATGCACGGCACAGGATCGTAGAAGAAAGAAGATGACGACCCAGTCTAATAGACTAGGGAAGGAATTTGTAGACCTTACTCATGCTGTACAGGGAGCAAAGGGTCGCTTGAAAGATCTGAGGGGAGAGATTTTAGACTGCATCCCCGAAGAAACTAAGACCATGCTGAATGATGAAGACACCCCACCTGGGGAGTATTCAGTTACTGTCGGGGAATACCTATACACATTTAATAAAAAGGATAGTCGCAGGATTATTCTTAAAGTTAAACGACTAACACCTTTCTAAGGAGGAGCTTATGGCATTCATGCCGAAAAAGGTAAACGATGGGTCTGTGTCTAGTGCATCGAAGACACTTCTCATGTCGCACCATGGGTGGGGCAAGACGTACCAATGCAGATATCTACAGGAATCGCTAGGGCCAGGGTTTATTATAAGTGGTGAGGCTGGGCTTAAAAGCTTGGAAGACACTGATATAGACTACCTGGATTTCTCATCTTGGGATGGGGTACATGATCCTGATCAGGGGGTATATTCCTTTAGAGGTATCATTAAGGATATGCGCACCCCAGAGTTTAAAAAAATGGGGTACAAGTGGATATGTATAGACTCGCTTACTGAATTGTCAGACAGACTATTCCAGTACGCTACGGAAGAAACGGCAGAATCAGGCAACACGTGGCAGAAATACGATGTTCATAGTACCCAGTTGATAGGGGCTATGAAGTATGTTCGGGATATGCCGGTACATATTTATGTCACTGCCCTGGTAGCTGAGGAGCAAGACGACAATGGCCAAGTACATTACTGGCCCCTGACTAAGAGTAAGAAGTTGGGGAAGCAGATACCGGCCTTGTTTGATCATGTTCTATGCGGTATAAAACGAACTAGTGGGGCAGCTGAATCACCCCTTATAGAGCGTTTTGTTATAACAGAGGAAGTAAAAGGCTGGCACGGTAAGGTGCGAGATCCTAGAAATAGGTTACGTCCTGTGGAAAGGTGCGATAACGTCGTACATTTGTTTGATCGAATGGCTATGGAAGATACTGAGTATCAGAAATACCTAGAAGAAATGAAGCAGAAGCAGATAGCAAAGCAACAGAAGGAACGTAAGGAGAAATCTAAATGAGTAACTGGACAAGTTTTTCTGATATAAATTTGCACGATGTAAAAGCAGGTACTGGATTACTACTGTTAGATGTAGGAAACCACAACTGCAGGGTGTCTGATGTAGAGATAGGTATCCCTAAGTCTGGTCGAGGACACACGCTAATGGTTGAGCTAGCATCAACTGCAGGGAGCGGTACGATAAGGGATTGGATGAACATAGACAACGCCAATGAAATGGCTGAGAGGATAGCTAAGGAAAAGCTTAAGTCTCTGCTTGAATTTGGCGATCATCCCTCCCCAGATAAGCCTGGGGATATCAAGTCATTACTAGGCCTGACAGTAGGTGTTACCGTTGGCATGTCTAAGGAGCGCAAAGGCCCCGACGGTACTGTGTATCCAAGTAGGCGCGAAGTTAAGGGCTTTCATAGGCCATCGAATGGTGAATACGTCCCCGGTTCCTCCGCCGAGGATGACGCCTTCGATGATCCACTTAACTTCGGCTGATTGATGGGGGGCGCAAAGCCCCCCATTTTTTTATGTCCCGTAGAAAAGCAACTAGGATAGAGGCTGCAGTAGACGCTGCTAGGCTTAGGACTCGGAGGGACAAGCCCGCACAAGTCTATTCATTCTATATAAACAAGACTTTTATGAATGTTCTGGAGAATCCAGCAGTGCCATCTATAGGCGGTAACGTAAGTGTTAACGGAGTCCGTAAGTGTTTCCATGATTTATACGAGAAATTTCCAGAGTGTTACATAGGATGCTACGACGTAAATTCTTGTAGGCAAGGCATGATGGAAGACTTCAGTCAGGCATCAGGTATAAGGGAAGAGCCTGTGCTATCTGCCATAGATGACTTCAAGCAACGATGGAGGGAAGGACTATGCCAAGTAAAGTAGTAGAAGAAGCAGTAGGTGAGATAGAAATAGACAGGGGCAATCCCCGGCAATACATAGGGGCCTCTATCATAGGTAATGATTGCACTGCCTTCATAGCTTATTGCCTAAGGGGGTTCCCAGAAGACCCTATAAAGCCAAAGATGATGCGTATATTCACCTTAGGCCATAAGATAGAAGACATAGTAATCAAGGACTTACGTGATGCTGGCTATGAAATAATAGATAAAGACCCCTTCACTGGTTGGCAGAAAGCATATTCAGATAGGGGTGGCCATGTATCGGCCCACCTAGACGGCAAGATACTCATAGATGGTGAGTACATGCTGTTAGAAATTAAGTCTATGAATGATAGGAACTGGAAAAAATTTAAGAAGGACGGCGTGCAAGTTAGCCACCCTAAGTACTACGCCCAATGCCAAATGATGATGGGCTTGTCGGAGTCTGATATGTCTAACGCAATGTTAGTTGCGTATAACAAAAATACTTCTGATTACCATAGTGAAGTATTCGAGTTCGATGAATTCTATTACGAAAGTCTCAGACATAAGATAGATTTAGTCATGATGCGCCAAGCCAGGAAGATAGCTAAGAGCTCTGAAGACTGGCGATGTCGTATGTGTTTTAGAAAAACCGTTTGTTGGCAACCACCTAGAGTTGAACCGGAATGTAATTTATGCCAACATTCGGTTCCATTGGAAGAAAAGAAGGAGTGGTGGTGCACTTATCACGACAAAAGAGCAATACTACCGTGCGACGACTTCTACTTGTACACCCCTTTGGAGGCAGAATGAGAAATAGTTCTCCCGAACTTGCACAGCAATATCAAGTAGCATTAACTAAACGCGCTGGTTTAAACGGTCGTTTAGAAAGAGTTAAATCAGAGATAGAAAGCTTAGAGGAGAGGATAAAATTAATAGGGAACTCTGATCACCCTAGTGACTTTACCCCAGATGAGGAGTTAGTAAAAGCTAGGGACAAGAAACGTCACCTAGAGAATTCACGCCTAGATATAGTTAATGACATCGGCTTTGTTGAGGCCGATATCAGAATGTGCGAGTACGAGAGCAGCGTCTGTGTAGACTGCGAAGACTAGAAGTTCTGCTTAAATCCAGAGGAGAACGACTTACCCCAACCACTACCGCCACCAGTATCCGGCGACTCACCAGGGAAGATGTCCGTCATCCATTCCCTAGCTCCTCGAACACCACCTAGGACTGGTATTCTCCTGTAGACTTCCCGCGCACCCATCCTCTGCTGACCTTTAGTCTCCTTACCCATCGCCCCTGCAATTAGACCCTGACCAAGGTTGTAGGCACCCATTGCATCACCAACTGATGGCCCGAATACCTGACTAGCTAACACCTGGGTTCCGTAAGATCCATTGTCGGCCCATGCTACAGCGTTGTGTAGAAGTTCTGCCACCAGACCAAGGCCACCTAGGTGCGTCAAACCCTCTAGATACCAGCCCATAAAGGTGCTTTCGTCACCGTGGATCTCAGGATCATAGCCACCAACTCGGAGTAGGTTCTCCCAGTGCTCTAAGTTCCTGGCCCTTAAGTCCGGGCTTACTCCCTCTTCACCGCCGCGGAACTGTGCTACGTCCTTAGCTGCTAGTGCCGCAGCTCCGAATGCTGGGCCAGCTCCGAGGAACATAGCCAGGGGGGCGAACCTAGCACCTTCTGATGTGAAGATCTCTTTAGTGAGGATGCCAGGAGTAGCGTTCTTACCGAACGTCATTCTACCCATCATCATCGGGAACATCTTAAGCTGCATGGCCATAGCGCCCATAGGTGTCTGGCCCCACAGTGGGATGTCATTCACATTAGGAGTGAAGATAGTCTCGTTGGCTACTCTGATCATTGCTGCCTTAAGGGCTTCGTTATTCTGTATGTCAGCAATAGTATTTATCTGCTCGGCACCTTCCTTAGCAAGATCTTCCAAGCCGTACCTCTTAAGAATTCTAAATGCAATCTTACCTTTCCTAGAGTCCTTACCGTACTGCAGTAGATTCTTCTGCTCGGCCTTAAACCAGTTAAATGCTACGGCTCCGGCCCACTCCCTGTTCATGTTTGTCCATGGCGTGAGTAAGGTAGCGTTAAAGAATCCAGTAGTTAGCTTGCTCCCGTCCACACCGTAGGCATGGACAAGTCTCTCGTGCACCATGTTCTCGATAGCTATACCACTTTCTCTCAGCATCTCCCTGTAGTTATTGTTATTAACCGCCCATTCTGACAATCCCTTAAGCCAGGCTTTCATGCTACCTGTTCTTATGAGCGGGAGAACCGGATCAGTGAATGAGGTTAGCGTGGTCCAGCCCAGCATAGTGACAGCGTTGAAGTTCCTAATATTTTTAGAAACAGTGTGCTGTTGATCGAACCACCTAGATCCACTGTCTATAGGCTTACGTTGTAAGGCTTGGAAGAACCCATCCATGTGGTCCAGTTCGCGGTTATGTATTCTCTGCTTACCAGAGATTACTGCGATGGCTTCGGTTATGGCGTCAGCTCGTTTGTTCCACTCTGCATTGTCTGCTTCTTTGTACAACCCTCGAAGCATGTCACGGACTTCTTCCTTACGACCGTTAGATGCGTAGAGTTCTAGCGCCCTTTTAGCTGTAGCTTGAGCTTCCGCTTTATTGTGCTCACCCTTAAGGGGGGCTCGTATAACTTCTTCTTTGAAGTCAGCAATCGCAGGCCCGTCTTCACCTACCGCCCCACGTACCTGACGCATCTTGAAGCTGTCGCTGCTAAGAAGCTGGGCAATCTCGCCATCAGCATGTCTTGGGTTGGCTAGTATCTGCCTGTATGCAAAGTAACTGTGGTTCTTCACACCCCATTTTTCATGGAATTTAAGCCTAGAGGTGGTTCCATCGAAGTACTTAACTAGGATGTCCCTTAGGTTGTTCAGCATGTATGGCTCTAGGGCATCCAGGAATTCAGGGAACTCATCCAAGCGAATCATTCTCTGGAAATCTACGTGGTCTGTAGTTCTATCCTTAGTACCTTGTCCAGGAGGGGACATAGCTATACCATCTTCATCCAGTAGGTTATCCATCATCCCCCTGGCTTTAGTTATAGCGGTTGCCCTGTCGAGTAGTTTGGTTTCGCCTATGGCCGAGGCAGAAGAAGCTTCTCCCTGGAAGTAGTCGGCCAGTCTTTCAACAAACTCTCGTTCATTTTTTCTTATTGAGGTTACGTCCCATATCTGCGGGAAGTAATTTTTTATTTTCCCTATAAGAACCCCTGCGTTTCTTAGAATTTCATGCTCGTTCTTAAATTTATCCCTTATAACTCTAAGCGCGTCCTTCCCACCAGGAGAGAGTTTCTTTTCGAACTCGTTACCTGGCTCTCTTCTCAGGGCTTTCGTTAAAGTCGCCTCTTCCTTGGATATATCTTTAGCTGGATAGCTTCTCCTCAACCACCTGTATGCAGCGCCAGCTTTACCCTTGCCACCAGAACCGGGGAGGCTGTCGAGCATTGTCCATATTGGACGTACTAAACCAGCCAACCTTATGTGGTGTGATTCAAAAAATCCTACACCTGAAGAATCTTTAGGGCTTGCCCAGTCAGCTACGTTATTTTCGAATAGTCGTAACCGCTCGGTGTTAGTTCTTAACTGTACCCACGGGCTGAACTTATGTATCTCGGCACCATCGGCGTCAGTTAATTTTTTCCTGCCCATCAGTTTAGCCAGAGCATCTACAAGTCCTTTGGACGCGCCATTTGATTCCATAGCCGCGCCTAATGGTGCGAAACTAGCAGACCCATCTATAGGTATACCTTTTTCCATAGCTGCTGTGAGCCATATACCACTGATAGTAGTCGATGGTGCAACTTCCCCAGGTAGATCAACCGTCTCTAGACCGTGTTGATGTACCACAGGATTACGCTCATCTAAAGCTAAAGATTTTAAGGTCTTAGCCTGACGTTCTTGGAAGGTCACTAGCCCACCGTACGGGAAAGATGAAGTTTCTAACTGCCTGGGTGCATCACTTCTATATCTATACGATGTACCAGAATAAAGTATCCCGTCATACCCTAAGTCTTCTAGCAATCCACGTAATGATCTCTTACCGGATGCCTGCCCTGCAGCATCTTTAGTAGGAGCTAGTAGCTCTACCATAGCTTTGTATGCCTTGCCCCCATTCACATCAATATGTAAAGAGGAGAAAAAGTCTTGTGCTCTTAGCCCCTCAGATGGGAACAAACCCTTAGCAATGGCAGCTTCCATAACATCTTTAATCAGCGGACTGTTTATGTTGTAGAAATCCCTATCCCCAAGCCTAACTGGGTTCACTACATTTACAACTGAAGGCACTACTTTGTTGCTGCCTACCACCCCAAGATTAGCTAGTGCTTCCTCAGCTGATGTAGTAATTTGATGGTAACGATTTAGTATTCCTTGGTACCTGTCGATTAATACTTCCCTGTGCTCGTCAGGAGTTATCCCAAGACTTTCAGCCTTCATCTCGATCTGAGCTCGTTCATGCCTACCGTAACGTTGCAAGCTACCTAATTTCTTGCTTATGGTGCCCATGTATTCCCTGTTATTCAGGAGATCCATGACTAAACCAGATGTATGTATGCGTTGCTCTGCAGATAAGTTTGCCCTGTTAGCTGCCAGAGATCCCTCTATTCCTAGCCCCTCAATTTCATTAGTTCGTACATCCTTTAAGCCAGAAGTAACAATGTCTTCTAGTGATTGCGCGTTTACGTTTGATGCTTCCTTAGCGTCCTTACCAAACGTAAAGTAGAAACCTCGCCCATACTCTGCATTATTTACCGCGCTTCTTAATGCGCCTTCCTGGCGCCAGAAAATATTTACTGCGCCGTCTGCAGCTCTTCCTATACCCGTGCCTACGTAATCCAGCATCCTGTTAAAGGATCTAGTGGGCATGGATTCTAATGTTTGCCCAACATAATCTTGTGCAAGATGTGCTGGTACAGCATCACTGTATCCCAGTAGCTCTACTAGTGGGTGTCCTTTGCCAGGGCGGTATGGTTCGAACAGGTTTCCGTAAGCATCCAACATACGGAATTCTTTCTTTATATCTTTCCTTCCTACCTGTCCGTTAAGTAAGTAAGCAGTGCCCTCGATAACCTTATTCATTATCTCGTCTATGTTCCCATCCATAGGGGCCGCTGTTTTTTCAGACAAATGTTCTGCGGTATCTTTCGCGAACATCTTCATGACCTGAGCTTTCATTTCGGGAGCCATTACCGCTCCTTTCGGTACGCCCTGTAGTGTCAACAAACTTCCCTGGGCCCGATACCAATTCTCTACAGCTCTTAGATCGTCGTCACTTAGAATGCGTGTTCTCCCTACAATTTCTAGGGCGTCCTGAATTACCTCCATGGGCGGAGATTTTCCCGCACTTGCGCGTTGCGCTAGAGCTCTCACAATACTTCTAAACTGGAGAAATTTCTTATCCCCATATTTAGTAAATGTAAATCCAGGCTGATCTTGTGGGTCTGCGCCTACCTTACCTACAAGACGATTCATATCGTCATTCACTATTAAAGCTGGCGGACCTTCTATTCTTTCGGGGGGACCATAGTAGCTCCATTGATCCGGGTGACTTAAGAAATGGTATCCATCTTGTGGTGATGAATCCGTTAATTCCCCAGACGTTTTACCCATTAGAGCTAGCAGTCTATAAGCCATAGTTCTTTCAGCTATCTGCTTTGATGGATCTCTATTGCTAAAGTAAGAGAGCACCTCTCTTATATGAGAATTAGCATTAGGGAATTGACCATCCTGAGTAGCCAACCCACCCATATCCTCTATCTCTCGTTTAATAACCCTTATGGTGTGGTTGTGTACAACAGGTAATCTCTTATCTTCCTTAGACTTTCCTTTGTTAGCCTGCCTACGCCAGAATTCATAGTGGTATTGATTGGCTAGATCCTTATCCCCTGATTTCCAAGAACTAACTATCCCATCTAGTAGTTCTGCCCCACTAGCAGCGAGAACTTCTTTTTTCACCGGTACTGGATCTGGCGGTAATGGCGTTGACTGCGCCCTACTCTTCATCTCAACAGCCAGCATTTTTCCGTAACTAGTGCCGGAGTTTTCAGCGTACATCTCAACAAGCTGCGCTAAGGAAAGATCCTTTACGTTAGCAGTACCACCTTCAGGCACCGTGTCAGGAAATTTCTCAGTAGCTTTGTCGGCCATGCGTTTCTCTGCCCTAGCCTGTTTATCGAGCCTTACCTTAATACTCTTCTTAAAGAAATTATGCCTACTTCCTCCCCTACCACCTGGAATTCTAAATTGGCCTTCGTTAGTTAAGTACAGGTGAGCACGGATACTTTCCGGCAATCGGTTAGGATCAAAGGACGATGAACTTGCGCTGTTGTAATAAGCCTTAGCAAATCTTTCTCGCAAGTCTTCAACTAACGGAGCTACTTCGTTTCTGTACGCCCTGTCCAGGTTTTGTATGGCGACATCCCATTGCTCTGTACCGGCCAAAGTCTCCAGATGATCTTCTACTCTGGAATAACCTGTCTCTAGGAAATCATCTCCTGTATCTATAATTTCCCTAGTTCCTCCCGGATCTATGGACGGGTCGAATCCCTCACCGATTCTTCCCGGTATCTCGCCTTCCTTATGCGGGGGAACCCCCATAGCTTCGAAGATAGCCGCTGACGCATTACGCATTTTTACTCTGGCGGATTTAAATCTATCTCTACCTCCGCCCTTAAAAGCCTTAGCTCCCTTCTTACCGCCAGCCAGTACCCAGAAAAGCCTAGCTAGGTCTGCTGCCGCATCGAGTGGATCACCCCCTCCGTCTAATGCTTCTTCTACGTCCTTAGCGAGATTGTCCATCTGTAATGCGTGCTTCAACACCATCCCCTCTAATGCGGGAGATTTAGCTGGCACAGATGGAGCTGGATTTGCTCTCCCACTATGAGCTGCATTTGCCTCACTCGCTGGAAGAATCTTATCAAACAATGGAGCCATTTCTGGGTCTATAGTTGACCCGTCCATGTACCTAAGGAAGAGGTTCTTTACATAGTTTACTATCTTCGTCCAGAAATCTTCGTTACCGATCTGGTCTCTGTACCTGTTCTGCATTGCCCATCGCTCACCCATGTGGGCAAACAATTCAAATGGCGAATCTAGTGCAGAGGATTTAATCAGGGTGTTGTCTGGCCCAAGAGTATCTGCAGTATGTAAGGCCAGTTTGTTTATATCTAAGATGCCGTTCGTGTAATACTTCCTCATAGAAGAAAGAAACTGAATCTGGTCTGCATCAGTAAGAACGTTGAACCATGCCCAGTGCATTACCTCGTGCACTAATTTAGATGCGTCAGGTATATGTCGCTGGTTACCTAACCCAGTGGCTCCTATTTCTATAGTGTTAAGTTCCGCAGAACCTGAGGAAGGTAAGCGAGTGCCCCACATCCCATCTTGTCCTACAGGAGGAGTGTCTAGTACTGGGGCCCTACCAGATACGCCAGTTGCAGCAGCGTAGGATTTGGATACCCTTTCTAGAACGTCCCTAGCTACGTATTTAGATGCTTCATCGTAACCATCAAAGATGGTGCCAAGGCTAGTAATACTCTCAGCTAAATCATCATCGGCCCTTCTAATCCCACTTGGCGCTGCTTCAGCTCGTACAGCCAGTAACTTACCTAATAGGTCTACTCTGAATGCGTGCTCTTCAGGACTTTGTGCCCATGCCCCAACAATTGCACCAGTGCTGGGATCTCTTTCCCCACCTATTAAACGAAGTACTATTGCATCCAGCCCTTCACCGGTGATGGATATAACATTACCACTTTCCGTGAAATACTCTGGCCCGAACATTTGCCGGAACATCTTAAAGTTCTGTTTGTCACCCCTAAAGATATGCTCGAATGCAGCGTCATCAGTGTCATTAATTAACTCTAACGTCCTAGCGTTCCACGTCTCTACTGGCTCATGAACAGCCTGCGGGTGCCCTTCAGGTAAGGCATTCAATGAAGAGCTGTCCGAGATAGAATCTGCTACCGCTATAGACGGATTGTTCGCTACGTCCCTAGCTCTTGTACCGCGAGGTACTGAGAATATCCCCCAGTCCTCTTCTTTAGCCTTACCAAGCAAGGCTCTGTATCCGAGGCCAGCCTCTATCTGCTTGTTACTAATTACCCTAACGTTTTTAGGATCTGTGGGATCACTGTTACGACGGATGATAGCTACAATTCTGTCTCCGCTAGCTCGGTATCCAGGCTTAGGTGCGCCAGGATCAGCGGCTGAAGGTGCGATACCTTGTGATGCCCTTACTGCATCAGCTTCGTCTATCAGCTTTTGTGTGTTACCAGTCCTGAGGAATTCCTTCATTGCGGATTCCATCGTTACCTGGTTAGCTGATTCAAGATTTCCAGCAGCTGTATCGAATGTCCCAGCTTCAATCTCACCAGCTACTCTCGAAGCGTCGCCTCTGGTAGTAGTTTCTCTAGCCGCTCTGTAAAGAGTAAATCCAGTCGTGTCTCCTACGGGTAAATTTATATAGGGCAACTCATTTTCTGATCTAAACGACTCTACGGTTTTTCCTTTCTGACGGTCGAGGAACTCCTTCAGTGATTTAGTTTCATCTGGGGTTAGCTTTCCCCCAGTCTCTTTCCGTAGGTATAGTTCCCACGTTGGATGGTCGAAGGTTTCTTCTCTTAGCGTTGCTAGTTCTTTTTCAGCCCTAGCCTTCTCTACTTTCTTTTTCTTACTCCTAGCTGGAGCTGCTACTATCGCTTCAAGTTCAGCTCTACGCTTAGCTGTGGCGGCCTTGGCACTAGCTGCATGTTGCGAAGCAAGTTCTCCCATTCTCTTTGAGCGAGCTGCTTCTGTTTCTGGGGGCTTTGCCCTAGTAGTTGTAGTTGGAACTTCTTTCTTAGGTATTCTGTATGTAGCTGTTCCACCTGCTCCCTCTTCAATGCCAAGCTTTTTCATCCAGAAGGATACCTTCTCCACTGGGCCAGCATCAGCAAGCTCGTCTAGCTCAGCTCTGGAAAGATTTTTAAAATCGTCAGCCTCTAACGTAAGATGTTGTGCGAGCTCCCTATCTATTTCTCCGGTGTCTACATCTAACTGATGTTCGGCATGTCTTAGGCGTGCTATCGTAGAATGCATTCTGTTAGCGAATGCTTTGTTGTCGGCCTGCTTAACGCCACGCTCTCCCTTCTCTAGTATCTCGTCTATCTCTTTTTCCAGAACATAAATTTTCTGGTTCAGATTAGCTACCCTCTCCTTCCTGCCTTTCTCTGCATCTGCAGCACGTAGAGCTGTTCCCTCTACCTTTTCTCCGAAGTCTGCTACGCCACCGCCATGAGCCATGTCGATGTTTTCGACTGAGCTATAGCTACGTTTAGTAATTGGATCGTAGAAAACAATATCGCCACGCTTGGTGTACTGGTTCTTCCATACCTTCTCACCACGTGTTTTCTCTAGGTCAGCAGCTTGATCTCGCATCTCTGCTATGCGCCGTTTCTTACGCGCAACCTCTTCTAGAAGAACTGACACCTCACCTTGAGCGCTCTCATCTACTTTGTAGACCATGCCCCTCTGCTTAAAAGCGATATCTCTTTCTATCTCTACTATTCTTCTGTTTACTTCGTCTGCTCGATGCCTGAGCTTAGCGGCTACATCCTTTCTCCTGGGATCTGACGCGGTCTCTTCACGTATCCTTCTGGCCTCTACAGCCCCATGATCTAAACGCCTAGCGTCTGCCAAGATTTCATGGCCAGTTGCTATGAATGGGATAGGCTCTGACAGGTTCCTTGTTTCCGCTACAGCTCTAGCGCTTTCTTCTCCTCGGAATGCTCTGTCGGTACCTTCACCTTGATCCATAGAATCTCTAACAAGTCGAGACATCTCTGAATCTTTTCTCTGCTCCCTAGCTTCAGCAATTCTGTAAGCTAGTTCTTCCTCGTCCATTCTTTCTTCTTTACTTCTTTGTCCGACAGTTTCTCCTTCTACCCTGTCTAGCGCTCTTTGCGTCTGACTCTTACCTCTAGCAACTTTTGGCCCAGCTGTTCCACCCAACACAGAAGACATGATCTGATGCTGTATAAGGTTTCTCTGCTGTTGTTTATACTCCTCTCCTCTACCGGAGGAGATAACATCTTTGAGTCGAGGCTGCCTTTTCATCTGTGGCCAGCCTTCCAGGAATAGGGAGAATCTCCTGTCGGTTTCTCTTTCTATGTAGCGACGAGTTTCATTATCGAACTGATCGAGCTGATGCTTGAATGGAAGCCAGTCCGATGGCGGTATATCTGCAAGTTCATCGGCACGTAAATAAGCCCTATCCAATACACCCATAACTATCTCTAGTATCTTAGGATCAGATATCTGGCTCTTTACATGTTGCTCCATGAATTCCCTGTTACCGAGAACCCAGTCAACATCCATACTTCTAGCGTATGAGATAGCCTTAGTTAAGTGTTGCCAGGCTATAGCGTCGTCACCAAATTCCATCATGCCGGGCTCTGTTCCTGCCCGCTCTACTTCATTCCTCTCCAACATTGAAAGCAGTTCTTCTTTTAGATCGGCGGTCTCCCTGGTCCTAGCATCACGAAGTTTATGGTGAGAGGCTAGTGCTTTTATTGTCCTGCCAGGTCTAACGAGCTTGCCAGCAGCTTTGTCCACCGGGGTCAGCTTGTCGGCTTCTTTAGCAGCTAAGAACAACCTGGCGTCACTATCTACCCGCGGACGCCCCTTCTTCTTAGGCTGTGGTTCTTCAGACTCTACAATTTTTGTTAGAGGCATTTCTTTCTGAGCCCCGTACTGCGCACCTATCCTGTCTTCCAGCAACTCCAGATCTTTACCAACAAGATTTTGGAGCGACTCAGGAATTTCATCCCATTCTCCCGTACGAATGTAGGATTCTACGAACGTGTTGTATTCACTCTTTATTGCTGCGTTAGACTTCGCCCTTCTTTCTCCTTCCCTTACTTTATTAGGCGCGTTAGAAGCTAACAGGTCATCTATCTCAGCCTGTTCTCTAGCAATCTTTTCTGGTACTTGCTGTAAATTCCTAAGACGAGCGTCTTGTACTAGAAGCTCTTGTATTTGATCCGCTAATGGATGATCTTCCCCACTTAGGTCGGAAGCTCTTGTGTAATCATCCAGTTGTTCAGCTATTGCCCCACGCTCTTCTATGACCAGAGCTTGCGTAGGATCTTTCCCAGCTTCTAGTATTGATGGTATTGCTTCCCTTCCCGGAACTCCGGTAAGTACCGGCTCTGTTCCCTCAAGACCTGAAACAGCACGTAGTCCTTCTGGCCCAAGAGCTTCTGCTTCGTCCTTGGTTGGTAGTGGCATTACTGGTCGATCTTCATCGCCAGTACGGATGGGGAGATCCATTGGTATGGTCTCACCCTCTGCTGTGCCAGTTACTCTTGGAGGTACTGCGCCTGCTCCGCCAGTACGTACTGCCTTCACAGACTTTTTAAATTCTTTCTCTGTTAGCTTGGCGATGTCTCCGTCGCCCCAGCCAGCTCCGCGTAAGGACTGTATGCCTTTGAGCCCTCTCGATCCCGTGAACCAGGCTGCGCCACCAGCGATAGCTGCGCCTAGTGCACCGCCTATGATTCCCCCGCCTGCAACCCATCCAGCTAACTCCCAAGGCTCGAAGTCTTCTTGCTGACTAAGCTCTATAGCACGTGTCTGCCTCGCAGTTTCGTACGCGCCCATAGCGCCAGCGCCTATACCAGCTTCCCACTTAGCGCCCTTCTTTATGGCCCTCTTGCCGGGATCAGAAAGGGCTGTGCCTTTAAATCCTCGGGCTACTTTCCCCGTTAGGGCTGCACCGCGCATTGCTTTCAATGCCAGTGAGTAGGGTATAAGGTTTACTGGGTCGAGTACGGCACCGCCGACATAGCCCCGGGTCCAGTTCCACCAGTCCATACCACCTGGCTGCCCTGGCCATGGCATTTTCTCGAATACACCGTCTAGCCTGTTCTTAAGTTCTTTTGTTTCATCGTCATCAGTTCGAGAAGTAATAGCTTCTTCTACTGCACCGCCTGTTCCTGGCGTTCCGATGTTAGATATAGACCAAGCCTTGTCCCGGTACCATTTGGCCACCATCTCTTCGTCGGAAGAAAATTCTGTACCCTTCTTCTCGTAGAGGCGACGTATGTCAGCCAGGACTTTCGCATTCTTTAGCAGCTTTTCTGGGAGTATGTCATCCAGGTCATACCCGCTGTCATCGTTAAGTGGCTGCTCTTGATTCAGCCCCTGTAGATATGCGTCGTAAGCTTGTTGTGTAGATATCTTTGCCATTATTTAAATCCTAATGCTTTACCAGCTTCATTCCATACCCAAACATTTCTAACTCCGCCGCCGCGAAAAGTGCTGACTTCATCCATCGAACCAAATCTCTCGTCGCCTTCGAATTCAGATTGTGATTTCATTTTCCATTTGTAGAAAGATCCATCACTCTTACCGATGTCTTGTCCTCTTACAGCGCCGTCAGCTATAACAGAGCCAGCTCCTCTTGCTGCTCTGACTCTCACCCATTCGCCGTCATCTTCATTAAGGCCCATTGCTACCCATGGCGTGATTAGAGTTGCTTCGAGATCTGATGTAGGACTGGGACGTGTAGTCGCATTGTTCGCAGAGTCAGCACTGACTTCATGCGAGTCATCCAAGTTGTAATCAGCTCCCATAACTTCTTTTAACAAGCCCTGTAATTTCTCTACATTTGCCTGCAGATTAGCCCTGTCTTTCACATTCCCGTAAAGCATCCTACTTGGGTTAGCTTCGTACATTTCTGCTTGCTTAGATAAGAAGGCTATACTCTTCTTTATTCCTTGTATGGCAGAATGGTGATCAGCCGATAGTTGTGAACCACCCCATTCTCTTATACCCATAGGACCTGCCTGACGATGTGATCTATTTTCTACATGCTGTTGTACAACAGCAGCTAAATTGCTAGCATCTTGTACTCTTTCGTCAGAGTCTTTTAAGAAATCCTCTTCCGTTACATAGGCAGGACCAACCTCTGCACCAGCAAGATCCATTGCTCTTTGATCAACGTAATCTTTCTGAGTTAGGGGGGAACTTATTCCATGCTCGCTTGAATAAGCCGAGAAGATGCTACTTGCGTTTGATCTTAACCAACTCTGGATATCCAGGTTGTTCATTCCAGGAGCTGAAAGTTCCTTAGAGTGACTTAGTATTGCGCTCATTGCCGCAGACATAAAGTCAGAACTTGATTGTGGGTCGTATCTGTAGTTCTTATCACCCTGTAAGTAGAGTTGTAGTACAGCATTTCTAGCCGCATCTACGAATGATTCCGCTGTGAAGTTAGTATCATCAGCAAGCTTCATGTCCTTATCTACTGGCCAGTCTTCCATCCTGAGAGTTCCACCAACCTTATCTGCGTAGTCCTTGCCTGCGAACTCACCTTCCAGATCACCCACATTCTTTTTAATTGCTGCTCTCTGTAGGGCTGCAAATCCAGACTTGGAGTAGGTAAAGTTCTCCTTCGCTCCTTGATTTATTATGTCCCACATTAAATCGTAGTCCGGTGTTGTCTTAAGCTCTGCGAGTCCTGGGTATTTAGCATCATCAGCTAACCCTAAGAAAGCTTGCCATCTTTCTTCGTCACTTATATCTCTGCCTAGCCAGAAAGACATTCTTTTCTCTGTGAGCATGTCATCTTTTATGGCCTTGGATGATGAAGATCTACGATCATCAAGGCTTTTGGTGAGGGCAGCGGTAGCCCGATCAACTACTAGTTGGATTATCGGGGAAGTTTCAGGTATGCCAGTCATTGCTGATATCTGTTTTGCAGTCATGACCTCGTCAGTCCTACCCATCTCAGTATTGATATCTCCGCCGTATTTATTCCATGCGTTTCTAGCTGCATCCTCCAATCTAGGCTGCACATCAACTTCTGCGTACTTAGCATCCATCAAGTTTTTAAAGTCGCCTTCCTGTACACCTAACTGTGCGTAAGTTTCAGACAGCGCTTTGCCCTTATCCCCGCTAAGGATAAGATTAGAGTTAAAGGCGGTGTTAAATTCCTGAGCTAGTGCTCTCTGAGATTGCGTCAGCTGTGCTTGTGCTGTTTCAATCTCCATGTTCTTTAGTTGGTCTCTCCTAGAGAGTTCCCCTTGTATGGATGCCTGATCCCTGAAAACCGTTTTCCAGAAATCCTCTTGGAGGATAGACCCAAAGCCAGTTCTATACTGCCCCTGTAGCCCTTTCATTCTTTCAGCAGTCATTGCCTGATCTTTAAGGTATCCTTCCCTAAGAGTCGCCCATCCCTCCGCAGCTTCCCCTCTTTTAGATCTCCTCAGATCTTGCGTTTGTTTATTTATCCATGCATATAGGCTGGCCGGAGTTTTATCAGTAGGTCTTAGCCAAGTCTGTTCTTCCAGATCTAGGCCACGCGTTTTTAACCACTTATCTCTAGCATCCTTTAAAGTACCTTCGAGATGCTCAGTTGTTGGATACTCTCCGGGAGTCATTGCAGCATTGCTCATGATGCTCCCGTACAACTCGTCTAATTTCTTTCTGTTGTAACCAGCCCGTTCGTTGGATTGAGTAAACTGAGTATGCTGTAATGCCTTAGAGTTTCTATCAGCTATTGTTTGCAGAGAAGCATCGTCCGGCAGTAGGGATAGTAAGTCCGCATCGCCATTAGCTAATGAGTCACGGTAACTTTTAAGCTCATTAAGACCCCAGTGTGTGTTCGTTCGAACACCTTCACCGAAGTCAGAAACTATAGAGCGACGCCTTTCTTCGAAGTCGTCGTCTCCAGAGGCTATGGACTCGCCGATTCCCTGAGCTATTCCTGCAAATACTGGCATGTTAGCCCCCGAAGATCCTACCTAGACCGCCCCAGAATCCTGTATTAGCATAACCGTACGATCCCGCAGGCCCAGTTCTCTGATTAGCCCAAGTACCCCATTTCTTAAATCCTTGGTCTATTGCTGTTCCTAATCCCTGACCGGCAGCGTTGGCGTACTCATCCATTCTTGCCGATCTATCGTTGTTAAACGACATGCCTCCGCCCCACAGTCCTTGTGCTCCACTTAGTAAACTAGTGACACCAGGAGCAGACAATCTAGTCGTGTCATACGCCCCTGAACCTGGATCACGCCAGGATACTGCAGATCCAAGAGTGCTCTGTGGGCCGTACCCTTGGCCAACCCTGAATGCGGAGGCGTTGTCTACAGCGCTAGGAACACTGGATAAGCTTGGCGCCCAGCCAGTAGCAGAAAGTCTCTGCCCTCTGTTGGCCGCAGTTGCTATCTGTCTGTCGTATAGACCGGTGCCTACATTAGTCTGTTGTGCAGCCTGTAAGTATGGTTCAAGTGGGCTGCCATAAGTTGTTGCTGTTCGACCAAGAAGAGCGTTCTGTCTGGCTATCTCTGCAGCTTGTGCCTGTTCAGATGCACCCTGCTGGCCTGTCATAAAGTTTCTTGCCCAATCGTAAGATTGGTTATACTGCTGCTCGTACATAGATGCTGCGTTGTTTATGATCCTGGCCATTGTATCTTCCGCCATTGACCCTGGACGTGCCGAAGGTGCGAACATCCCTTTACGCATTACGTCAGCTTCCATGCCGGAACTCATTCCGGTTACCGCTCGTTCAATAGACTTGTCTGTTTGAGCGCGTCTTCCGGCAGCTATCTTATCTATTGCTTCTGGCGAGTAGGATAATGCTTGTGTGACGGGGCCAAGTGTTTTCCTAGTCTCTTCCATCTCGTCAGCATAACGACTACTTTTTTGCATCAACTGATTTCTAAGGGAGAGATCTGATTGACGCTCAGCGTCCTTTATTCTTTGCGCCTTAGTAAACTGCTGAGTATCTTGTAGCCTTTCTGATTTTAATGTTCTCTGGTAGTCCTTAAGTTCATCAATATCCTCTTGCCGTTCAAGACCGTACTGGCCTTGTAAGCGCTGAAGTTCTTTTCGAGCAACGGATCTCTCTGATTTAGACAGATTCTGATTTCTCAGCATCTGCTGTATCTGCCACATACGCTCAGACGCAGCTGATTTATCTATAAAGTCTCTACGATCTCTCTGCTGCCCCCTTTCGCGGTGAAGCATTTCATCCTCTCGCTCCATTCTAGAGCGAAGGAAGTCCCTCTGTTCTAGACTAAGGCGAGTGTTTAACTGATTTTGTCGAAGTTGGACATCTTGCAGATACCGGTCACGCTCCAACTGCTGTTGGGCTTGAGTCCAGTATAGATTTCCCTGTCCCCGGGAATACCGCTTGTCTGCCTGAGCTGCTTCAGCTGAAGCTTGCGCCTGTTTACCAGACGTATACGCGCCGACCGCGGCTGAGATTATCGCGCCCCACATATTAGTCCCCTACCTTAAACTAGTGAACCGAATGAGCCTGGATATAGTTCTTCGTCTCTTGATCTTCGTCTAGAAACTAAGGCTAAATATTCCTCTGGAGACATTCTTCCTGGTAGACCGAAGTTATACGCCCCAGCGGCAGCGGGGGAACCCTGTGGTCTAGACGCAGCAGTTCTAGCCGCATCTTCTAACCTACCTCTTTCGGATTGTAATTGAGCCATGATTCTTTGTAGTTCATCTTCGCCCTGAGTGGCCTGATACTTTTCTATCTCGGCCCTAAGAGCTTCTAATGATCCTTCAGCAGCTCCAACCTGACCTACTCCAGTGTAGCCAAGCCTAGATCCTGTGAGCATCGATTGAGCTTGCTGTTCCAAGGACGTTCTTTTCTGAGCTAGTTGCTCTAACTTGTCTTCTACAGATTGTGCCTGACCCTTGTAAGCGCCCATAGCTTCTTCTGCTTTAGCCCCAGCTCCGTATGCTGTTACATCGCTAGCGCCTCTACCTATCTTATCTAAAAGTCTTCGCATAGCAGCTTCATCATATAAAGGAGTAGTCCCTAGAGTTGTCCCATACGGAGACGCAGCTGATTTTAATGCGTCAAGTTCGCTAAAGCGTTTAGTTCTTGCGGCACCAGCTGCAGTCTCAGCTTCACCAAGAGTAGTTTGTACTCCGCTGAAATCAAACGGTAGTTTAGACGCGAACCGACCTATGCCAGCACGTTCTGCTGCTGCTTCATCTTCTATTGCTTCTATGTCGGATAGATTTTTAGTACCTAATCTTCCACCTCTGCCTTTGAGGTATCCAGCAGTTGATCCATAGTCCCTTATTGCCTGCTCAATTCTGCGTTCTTCTGCTGTTCTATCACTTAATAGTTTTTGTCCACCAGTAGCTACGGTTTGTATATCTGTTAGTTCAGGATTGAAATCGAAATCTAGTTTAGATCTAAAGTCGCGTACACCCTGGGTTTTAGTTAAAAGATCCTGCAACATAGCATCTATTTCAGTTTTGTTAGTGATGTCGTAACCACCCAAAGATGATTCATGTCCGCTTATGCCAGTTCTTAAAGTTTTCCCATAGTCAGTTATTCTTTTTTCTTCAGCTACTCTTTTGTCTATTAAATCTTGGAGACCAGTACCTACTGTTGTATACCTACTACCGAACCCTAAGTCCCCAGCAAATAAATTGTTGTCTATTCCAGCAGTAGTTTGGGCCTTCTCTGCGCCAAGCGTGGATATATCGTCGTATACCCTGCCTCCAGGAAGTGCCGCCCTGGTTACTCCGGTGCCGTATCCAGTAAGGGAGCGTTCGAGTGCGCCTAAATCCCTAGTTTGCTCCCCTTTGTAATCACCCCATTCTTGGCGTTTAGTTTGCCCGGTACTTAAAAGATCGCGTAAGGCTTGTTCGTTCCTACTTACTTGGCCCGCTACAGATTCCATAGATCTGCCAGTTATTGAAGGCATCGCGCCTGATAGCCCTATGTCGGAAGCGCTCCAGGTTTGATTAGAAGAACCTGACTCGCCGTATTTCGATGGGTCCCAAGGTAGCGTAACATTCCAACTAGTTTTTAAAGATTCGTTAGGACTCCTTAATCCGCTGAGTGTGCCAGCTCTGCTTGTCGAGGAAGCTATTCGGCTTCTTAAATTTTTCTCACTTTGTGTGTAATCTAGATCTCCTATCTGTGTCTTTGCTCCGCTTGCCTGAGTCCAGATATTGCCTATGCCTGTGTTCCATTTGTTCCGAGCTGACATTTCTCGGTTCCAGCCACCTTGTGCTGCGCTTTTTAGGCGACCCTTCTCTCCAGCAATCCAACTTGTTCGAGCCGATGATTCCTTATAAGGATCTTTAGGTGCGTACATTCCCATTTTAGTTCTCCGACACTGCTTCTTTTAATATGGCGGGCTCTTCTAGCCATTCCTTAAACGTTTCGCCTTTACTTACTGTGTGATCACCAATCTTACGGAGTACTGTTCTCGCATGTTCGTACCCTCCGCAAATCATGGCAACGATTAAATATACGTTTATAGCTTCCCTATTTACGTACCCAAACATTTGTTTAAACTCAATATCACTCTTCTTCCATTCGTTGCTAGCATCCCACATTAATATATCCGAGCCTATGGCGGGCATTAACGTGTTTTTATGTGCGCTGAAAAAGTCATTAAGTTGTAGCTCAACAGCTGATGTATAAAGAATGTCCGCCATCGTAGTAGAAAAATCTTTCGGTTCTTCGTCTACTAAATCGTCGGCTATTCTTATAACTCTTCCTAAAATTTCTAGGAAAAGGGCTGCAGATTTATCGCCATTAGCGATCATTACTAATCTGTCAAGATAAGCAACTTGAGTATCTTGTTCCATTACGACAGTCTGCTAGTACCTAGTGAAATACTTAGGTTAAGAGCGTTAGAAGAGTTGGTGATAATGTAACCAACAGTCTTTGCTATTGTACTTCCATCTACGTTTATAGACGAAGATAAGGTAACGTTTATACCAGCAGCAGAGACATTATATAAAGTACCAGTACCTGCTCCGTTTATAGCTAACTGCAAATCACACGTACCAGAATCAACAGTAATATAAACTGCATCTATGTTGACCTTCTGTTTATAGATTCTTTTTATTTCATAAGTAGCATTTTTAACTACGGTTAATCCTACTGGATCATGAAATAAAGTTGCTACGGCAGTAGCTGTAGTACCGCCACCACTAGAGAATGCTACTGTCGGGGGAGTGGTGTATCCAGATCCACCGGAAGTAAGGGTGATGAGATTTACTATGTTACTGGCGATAGTGCATGTAGCGGCAGCTCCAGTTCCTCCTCCGCCAGTAAAGGAAATTGTTGGGGCAGAAGAATAAGATGTGCCTCCAAAAGCAGGACTCGTTAATATGAGTTGCTCAACTCTAGTATTGCCTACTGGGTGATGGTGTATGGTCTCCTGAGAAATAGTATCTGGGAGTTGGGCCTCTGGAATTTTTGTTGAAGTATCCAGAGTAGCCACACCACTTGCTGTTCCGCGCTGTGAAAGTGGTATCGTGGCTGACAAATCTACATCCTGGAATACCATAGCGGTACCAGTCCCGTTTATATGCAGTGCCTTTCCAGCGTCAGTAGTAGCGAATGTAGGTAGAGTTGATTCCGGGCTAGTATTTATAAACTGAGTTCCGTCATAGAACAAAAGTTTGTTAGGCGTAGTTCCGGTATTAAGCCACAAGTCTCCTGTAGCAGGACCAGTAGGAGTTGTACCTGCACTAGTTAGCTTAGCTTTTGAAGTTAGTGCGGTAGAGAGTCCTGAGACTTTCGCCTGGGTAATTTCATTAGCATCTACAGTAATCTTTCCAAAATCGATAAGGCCTGTGGTTGTATCTACATAGCCGGACTCAAGCATAATTCCAGTCACAGCCTGGGATGCTACGTTCTCTACCATATAAATGGTGACGGTATTACCAGTTGTAACGCCAGCGGTGAAAGTTACAGTATTAGATGTTGCGTCTGAGGTGTAATCGTATGATCCACCCTCTCTTTGGAGGATACCGTTTTTATAAACGTTAAGAGCGGTATCGCTGTCATGGACAAATGCGAATACTGATTGCGTACCAGTTGTTACATAATCTGTTCTGGTATAACCAGTAATTGAAGTAGTCCTTACTTTAAATATAGTTACCTTATCGCCATTAGTTAGGTTTGCATTAAAGGTAACTGCGCCAGCACTACCAGATCCCGCAGTAGTACTAGTCGTGTAATCGTAAGATCCCCCGGATCTCTTTAAGAGTCCGTTTACATATACCAGTATCTCGTCGGTAGATACGTGCGCGTAGTCAAAAACAGAAAGCCCAGTACCTCCGGTTGCCGCTGTTTGGTCAGACCTGGTGTGGAATATAGGGGCTCCAATTTCACCTACTACAGATCCGGCAGCACCAGTAATCTCAGCTAATGTAACTAGGGTGTTCCACCCAGCTTCTGCATCTGTGTATGTGCCAACCCTCCACTGGATACCGGCTGAAGAATCCTTTCTTAATTCTATGGGTCCATCAAATACTCCATCCTCATCGAAAAGGGTATCGAATAGTTCTCCTACGGTCTTGTCGCCAAGTTCGGCGGCATTGATGTACCGTATCAGATTCTCGAATTCTGTATTTATGTTTCCAGAGGACACATAATTACTAGGGAACTCTTGTCTTAATCTTGCCATGGTTTCATCTCTTCGCCTTCTTTGGCTCTCTTGTATTAATAGCAAATCCCACTAGCCTAAAAAGGCCACTGGATTGTAGGGTGAACTTCAGCTGTACTCCCCTGAAGCGGACATCAAATTTTCTTTCATATTGTGCGGATAATGGCACGTCGGCAATAAATGTGTCGTCCACCTCGCCAGGGGTAACATCGAATTTCATTGATGCCAAATCGTTGCCATTTTCATCCTTAGCCTCTACTGTAAGTATGCCATTCCCTTGGGCCTGTATAATCATGCTATAAGCATCCTTAGTCTCGGATATAGAACCACACCATAATATAGGTGTTTGTACGATCATCTCAGGTTTTGTATCCCCAGCCTCATCTACTTTCTTTATGTCGTACACACCACCAGATGTTCCGTACACCAGGTCTCCGGCCAGGAAAGCGCCGGATCTAGCGTTAATGAATGATCCAGTACTCCACTTAGGAAGACCCCCCACTTCTGGATTCAATGTCAGGGTAAGTCTTTTAGAATAAAGACCACCTTCTTGCGGAAAAAATATATGGTACTGGCCTTCGTCCTGGTCAAATACAGCTCCTACGTCTTCTAAATTACCCACATCTGCGAGCATTGACCTATATGTGAGTTCAACCTTATCCGACATAGACTGGCTATAAACAAGAATGCCGTTATCTTCTGATCTAACAATAGAATGAACGCCATTTCTAGAGCAAAATAATATGTCAGTACCGGCGTGAGCTATAGAATTGTTAGAGATGGTACCTATGTTGATGTTAGCCCTGTCGTCTAAGTACCACTGAGTTATATCAGGGTCAATTTTGTACACAAAACATCTATCACTGGTAAACACGCAAAGCCTGTTTTGTTCGAAACTAGCTATACCTTTTATTACGTCAGCGGTTCCTAGTATGTTTGCTATGTTTATATATCCAGCTCTTAGTATGCTTGCCTCATCATCTCTTTCATCATCAGGAAATACTTCTTCATTATCCACTCTGGATAAATGAATCTCAGTTTCTCTTCCTGGAATACCGGCTACTACCATCCTTCTTTGTACAGCTGTAGCGTAGGCTGGAGAAAGTAGTGCTAAGGCTGCGGATGAGGTAGCCTTCCATGAATAGCCATCGAAGCTATACGGCGGCAACGCTAGAGAGCAGAAATGAACCTTCTTATTAAATACAGTGCTGGATATTTTCGCTCCCAATGGATGAACATCAAGAACTACGTCATCATCTGTATTAAACTTTACCCCGCCACCAGTAGTTTCAGCCCAAGCTAATTTGCCAGGCGTATAGAAAACTAGATGGTCTATTCGTTTCTCGCCCTTGCGAAATGTAGCCGCTGGGTCTCTGACTATCTGCCCTCTCCAATCGCAATACCCATTATCTAATACGGATAAATGCTGGTCTTTTCCAGTATCTTGGGATCTTATGTCCCTAGAACTATCCAGGCCAGAGAATGTCTCGTAAGTATGGGCTCTTACTTCTACACCAGATCTGGTGTGAGTACTCGATGTCATGAAGCTGCCTTATATTGACCAGTAATTGGGCTTGTCCTTTTGCCTTGCCTAGTGGTTGACGCAACATCGTCATCTACAACTCTAAGTCTGATGGGCGTATTAAAACCACCGGCTCCATCATTGTCTGTTCTGTTGAGTCTATCCCATAATTCTGAATTCATAACACGATAATATGCGGGAGCATAAACTGCTACCTTGTCACTACCCTGTTGTACAGAATATGCAAAAAGAAGGCCAGCTATCATTATATTGTCATTAACTGGTCGTATATCACTTGGGTGTACATAGTAGTCAAGCTCTACTTTTGCTGTATCAGCAGGATGGTCCCAATATGGGTGGCCCCTGACTTCATCTAGAATCTGGTTTGCAAATTCTAGGAACATCATCATCACCTCACCATCTACGCTAGCTGGGTGGAAGTCGCCAAACCTACGTAATGCCGACATAGTTAGATATTCCAGTGGGCTATTGTTCTTATTGGGTATGTGCGGTGATAGGTCTCTGGTTTCTGCCATTGTTGAAACTCCAAAAAAATAGGGCCACGGCGTAGTGCCGTGACCCTAATATGCTTAAAAAACTGAGGTTGGTCGTCCTATTACGCTACGGCCGTCCAGTTTTTAATGTGCGCATGGACCTTGTCCTGGAGCAGCTCTAGGCCACACTCAGTCAGGTACTCATGCTTCACCGCATCTTCATCTGGGCTCTGACGATCTCTTAACAGCTGAGTATCACGTCCCTTGAGGAAACGATAACGCACATATGGCAGGTCGATAATGACCATTGAATTGGCCATTTCCGGGATCTGCCGGAATTGTGGGTGGAGATGAACCAGAAGATCACCAGCGAAAGTCGAGTAACGAGTCATGCTTACGCCGTACGTTCCTTCGACAACGGTTGGGGACCAGCGGTCTTTTCCGATCTTCTGCAGGTTGCTTGCAACACGCGCACCACAGAATGCCAGTTTCTGATTTGAACCGAAAGCAAAAATGTTCTCAATCAGCTCTTTATCCAGTTCATCTTCAGTAATGCCGCCACCGGAATAACTACCGGCAGTCGCATCAATGTTGATGGTTAATGAATTAAGAAGCCCACCAGTAAAGCGGGTAGGTTGAGCAGTGGAGCCGTTGGACTCGTGTTTGTAGCCCCAGAACATAGCGCGTTCGATATCGCTCATATGGAGTTTCAAACCTTTGGTCGTCACCTCGTCTTCCTTATCGCCAGTTCGGAGGTAGGTCGAACGTAACGTGTTCGTTACCTTGAAGGCTGTTCGGAAAATCTGGGTGTAGTTGGATACCACAGTTGCATCAAAAGACACTGCCGTTGGGCTAACGTCCCCTTCAACTGCCGCGAAGCCACCGATGATTAAATCGGCGTTATCGGCAATCTGATGGGATGTAGCACCAATGTTCCTTTCAACCGTAAGAGTGGTTGCATTAGGGGCATCTGCGGAACAACGCATTACTTCACCGGTATCAACGTTTATGATAAGAGCACCTTTTACACAGAACTTCGTGCGGTCGGTACCACTACCACCGTCAACGGTAATTGCAGTGCCGGTTGTATTGGCAATTGCACCGTTAACGACTAATTTCCGATCTGGCATTTCATCACGGAAGTTTTTGTACTCAGGGTCATCTGTAGGCTCGCTCTGAGTCATAGCGAGCAAAGCATTCAGAGGCGCTGTGCCATTCGGCTCCAGCAGCGTGAATAGCTCACGGTAGTTTTTGGGGCGAAAGTCAACACCAAACTCGCCAGTGCCCCGTAAACCTTGGATAGCTGCCATAGTAAATACCTCCTTGGTATAAAAGCAGTTAAAAAGTTTTCGGTTAAGCGAATTCGCTGCAGCTGCGGGATGTCCTTCGCATAAACAGCATCGCTATACAAGAGCCGTAGCGCCTGTAGAACAATATATACAGTATAGGTGAGTAGGTTTTCTACCCTACTTTATACATACTTTCGTAAATACGTTCGACCATTTCACTAGTTGTAGTAGTGAATATAGGAGGGAATATAGCGTGTATTAAACAGACTACAGAGGCTATAAAAAGACAGGCAGAGAAACATATAGCCCTTTTAAAGTGCCCCCAGTAGGAGGTACCTACCTCTTCGTAATGCCTTCTGAAAAAATCGAATGCGCTCATCTTGAATAAGTGGTCCTCGACTGCCTAGTGGAGGAGGAGCGTTATGGAGAAACGAGTGGCAGCCGAGGACCGGTGTATCTACAGAGGTCTATTTCTTTCCGCGTTTTTAGCCGCGGCCAGTCTTTGCATAGTGTCGTCAACCTCATCTGTTGGAGCTGCGGCAGTAGCAGGTGTGGCTGGCCCTGATCCTATTGATCCAGTAACTGCTTGACGGCGTTCTGCCTGGGATCTCAGTCTATCGAACTCAGACGAGTTTCGCTGGTTTTTAAAATCCTGTCCCAGTGTCAAAGCTATCTGCGGGTCTACCATATCCTCTAGGGTGAACCCTCTTTCCGCAACAAACATCATGAAATCCTGGGCAGCCTCGTCAGGCAAGCCCAATGCATTCTGTACTTTGTCCAGGTTGTTAGCTATCTGCTGCTGAGATGCTTGCTGCATCTGGCTTTCAGCACCCATTACAGCTTCCTGTCCTGCGTCAGCTACAGCTTGCGAATTAGCCACGACCTGTTGAAGCATCTGCTGGGTCTGAGCTTGCATTTCCTGTAGCTGCTGCATGTTCTGAGCAATTGCTCCGTAACCAGGCGGGAGAGAAACTGCGTTCTCTTCTTCCCATTTCCTCAGGCCAGCAGCATCTGATTCGGCTGGCATTTCAGGGTTACCGTCTGACCCAACCTTACCTTCTTGTTCCTGTGCGTAATTAACCATTGCTTCTGCTATCTGGTATGGGTCAGCTCCATACCTACCCATAAGAGCTTCAGCCACATCATTGATGGGCTTATTTTGCATCTGTTTGTAGTTAAGATCCCTATACCTGTTAAAAGTGGATGAGATCTGCTCTGGAGATAATTGTCTTACATCGTTATCGCCAAACTTTACCTCGTAGGAAATTGGGGAAGCAGCCATTTTATCTGCTTCAGTTACTGGGGCGCCTTCAGAAGAAGCTTGTTCTTGGGCTGTTGGTCGGTCTTTATCCTCTGTTTCACCAAGAGGGTCGGGGGTTGCTGACGGGGTATCGTCTACTTGTTCTAATCCCATGGCACGACGTGCCATTGCATCTACTTGATTGTCTTCAGCCATCTTCAGTCTCCTTTAGTTCGGCCTTAGCGGAACCCAGAGCTACTTCATTTTCTATGCGAAGACGTAGTCGCTCAGGCATTTTGAGCAATTGCTGGGCAGCCCAGATTGCTCCCCTTTGGAAATGTATTTCATCTATTTCCATTTTTCTGTTTTCACCAATTCGCTGGGCCGAAAGTAGGATCTCTTCACGCATAACCTGCGCTACGTAAGACCAACCCTTTGACCTCTCTAGGGCGTCTATAGCCGCTAGAGCTGCTTGTGGTTTCAACCTTTTTTCTTCTTACCAGATTTTAAAATGGGCTTCCCGCTCATTTTGGGCAGGTGTGCTGGTCTAGACTCCTTCTTCGAAGGAATCCCAACCCCCCTTGAATCATAATTACTTGTCATCTTTTTTCTTCCTTCCCACGTATGGGCCAGGTATAAGCCACCCTACTAACATAGGTATTAGAAATATAAGCACTATTACCCAACCTGTCGTCTCTATTAACGTACCAATAGTTGTCCAGAAATTAGCTTCCACTATCCTTCTCCCGACTGGGGTTTCGTCTATTACAATTTCAGAGATTATAACCCCAGAAGCAGCTCCTATAGCAGCCCCTGCTGGCCCGAATGCGGCGCCTCCTACGGCTGATAACCCAGCTGATGTGCCAGCTGTTATAGCTGGTTTAAGGGTAGAGCACCCCAGAAGCAGAAAAACCAAGAGGAGGATAGTCCCCCCCTTGGCTAAGTTGATGTGCATTTCTATACTGTGACGTTGCCGGTGAAAAGATTGTAGACAACTAAGATAGCTATGACAATGAGCGCACCCATTACCACTTTGTTACCTTTTATCTTATCTACTATTTTTTTCATTATAGCCTCCTATTTGAAGTTTCCGCCAAATTTCACCCATGCACCTATAGCCAGGGCT